TGTAGATATTACTGGAGTACCGCCTAAGTTAATGAAGTGAATATTACTATTCAACTGCTTTTTAAGCTCTTCATTAGCCTCATCAGTGTAGATACCCTTAATGGTAGCCATATCACCATCATAGTCGCCACCGATACTATCTAAGTACCCATTACAGATGTTTAGAGTATCAATAAATGAGCTAGATGTATCTTTACCAATATCTTCAGGTCTAATCTTAGGATAGTACGGATAGAAAACTCCATCTAATGTCATTGGTTCAGTTTCATTTGTAGATGATACTCTAATCATTGTACCAAATTCGTTATAGAACGTATCAATTGGATAACGTGTGATTAATACCATCTTACCTTTGATAGCTTCTTCACATGCTTGATATATAATATCGCACCAGGTCAACTTACGTTTAAGAGGTGTTTTATTAATATCAAATTTATCATCTTCTTGTTTACCAGTGAATCCTCTGAATGCTAAAGCCGCAAGTTTAGTAGTTTTACCGTCACGATACTCTACTTCTACAGGTCTAAATCTGTCAGAGTAACCATGAATAAATCTATCTAATTCTTTCTTCAATCTATCATCAGAGAATTGAAGTTGGTAATCATTAATTTCAGCAAATCCTTGAGAGCCATCTGGATTAACAATTGGATGTCGAGTATTGCCAATGAATTCATTTTCAAAGAAACGTCTCATGTGGAATATTACAAATGGGAAAAAGTTAGCAGCTAATGATGTCATAGGGATTACACTATAATCAAAGTCGGCTCTAATTTCATTCATATTCTCTACATCCAATTTAGGTGCAGACATTACTAGACGAGTAGCATAGTCGGTAGTCTTAGCCATGTTAGCACGTCTAATTACACCAAATTTGCCAGGAAGTCCACCATTCGGATTGGAGTCTGTACCAGTACCAAACCATTTATAAATTTCGAGTAAACCTTCTTGAAGTCTACCTTCAACAGATTTACTTAAGCTAAATCCATAGTCAGAAGAGTCTGCCAATGCTTTAGCTGTTACGATAATATTAATATAGAGTTTATTAATATCACCTACAGAAATCTTACCACCATCTACTTTGATATCACGATAGAATGGTGGGATAACTAATAGTTTATCAGTAAAGAAATTCTTTCTATTTTCATTAAGGAATTTAATATATCTTTCACGTTTAACAGAATCTGTTTCTCTAAACTTAATCTTATCGATATTCTTTCTTAAGAAATCAATACCATTATCGCCTTCTGGATCTTCCACAATATATCCAGACTTATCAATACTATAAGTACCGATACCATGAATAATAGATTTAAGTTTGGAGTCTACTTTACTCCAAATTCTATATACTAATGGTTGAAGGAATTTCTTTTTTAAATCAATATATGCAAATGTAGTACCACGAGATTCTCTCGTGATACCGAATAATGTATTAGATAATAATCCATCATCTGTTGGATTCTTATTAGTATCAAATATTACAGGGTTAGTGATTTCTGGTAAGTTATTTTTCTTAACGAAATCATCTATATCTAATAGGGATACCTGGAGGTTCTCCTCCCTAAGTTTATCAGCCATCGTATACCTCCTTTATATTATTATAATGTAAATAAAATAGGCTAGTGCTCAGATAGCACTAGCCTACAATATTATATTTTATCCATTACGATACTTAATTCTCTAGGAGAAACTTTTACGACTTTCATGGATAGAGGGGTATTAGGATCTTCTATTTTCATAATATTAACGTATTCTTCATATACGTTATTGATTATATTAGTATCATTGCATTTGACAAGATACTCAATATGTGATACACCTTTTTGTATTTTGGTAATATCACATCCTAAGATATCATGACCTTTTAAGATACTATATAATAAATTATTTTCGCCAAAATAATGTGTTATATAATCAAAATCTCCAGTGCCGAATTTACAGAAAAATTCGACTAAATCCATCGGTAGTGCCTCCTATAGCATATCTTCAAACGCATCTTCTAATCTAGCAGCTTCTTCACGTGTCATAGTTTGAGATTCAACTGGTTTACTAGGGCCTTGAGGAGTTCCACTTATACCAGCTTGTGGGTGACCACGATAAGCCGCTTGAAGATACCGCATTCTCATCATTTCATCTTTTTGATCTTGTTTAGCTTTCTTCTTGGCCGCATCAGCTGCTTCTCTTTGATCCAATATGAATTTCTTTAATAGAAGTAGATCGCCTATCGGCATATTCATAGCTTCAATAACAGATAATCTACCTCTATATTCAAAACAAACTGAATCAATTAATTGCATTAGTCTAACATGCGAATCAACTGATGACGTGTAAAAACCAAGTCCTGAGCAGACATAGGAATTGCTGGAATTTCAGCTCCACATTTAGGGCATACTGCTGCAGGTACTTGATATGTAATATTGATATTCTTATTAGTCTTTTCAATATATTCAGCAATGAAGTCTTGTAGTTCTTTGAATTCATAGCCAGAAAGTTTAGAAAGTACTTTATAGATAGAAAGGATACGATATTTATAAGTCTTAACAATATCCGTAGATTTGGTTGTGAATTGAATTGGAATCAATTCTTCATCGTCTTCATTAATTTCGTATACTGTAGAAATACAATGAGAAAGATTGATGATACCAGCATAGTTATTTCGGAAGTCTTCATCTAAAAGACGTTCTTCAAACATAGAGTTGTACAATTTAGGAATTACGATACCAAATGCGTATTTATCATTTGCAACGTAAAGTTCTTCCTCAAAAGTTGGAGGTAAAGAAGGATCTAACTTAATAACTTTATTGAAGTTTTCTTTATCTCCATCTGTTTCAAACTTAACCATATCAATGATATCACGTTTTTCAGAATAGAAGTGATTACATTTAGGGCAAGTGAAAGGAATAATATTAGAGTCATGGAAGTTAGCATTATATAATGCAAAGAATAAATGATTTAGATCTTGGAAGTCTAATAACTTCATCCATTCTTCCATTTTCATATCACGGCAAGCTGGTGCCAAATGTTTATAGATAGTATCAAATGTAGTCTTAGTACTAACGATATCATTACGATCTCTAGTATAAGGATTGATCTTATCTAATTCAATAGCAGATAATGGAGAGATTGCTACAGAAATGCCTGTTGCAAATAGACCCCAAGTAAAGTATTGAGTTTCGCTACTTGTAGCTAGAACTTTAGTGAAAGCTTTAGGACGTTTACGTACTTTGAATTTGGAGATATCTGGTTTTCTAGCACTTGTTTCACTTAATTGAGAGCGAAGTACTTTAGCAAATTCTTCCATATTCTTTTGAGTACGGCGTTCTTCTTTAATACGTTCAGCTTCTTCTAAATCATCAGTAAGACCAAGATCTTCAGTTAATTCATCAAGTTCATTAACTAAATCTAATTCAAGATCTTCTTCATCATCAGAAGAATCATGTACTGTAGATTGAACTGTAGCGGCTTTAACATTTTCAGTTACACTTTCAGCTGTAGGAACTCCTTCCATGAAAGTATTAACTTTTTTACCATCAGTTTCAGATTCTGCGTCTTCTAAGCTTTTATTGAATTCTTCTTCAATATCAGCTACAGATTCAGTTTTCTTTTCTGTAGGAGCAGCTTCGGCAAGATCAACAATATTATCTTGATCTTCACGATCTTTACGAATTTGAGCTACTTCTTCATCAGTTAGATTTGGATCTAGATCTAAAGTTGGATCAAATTTAGATTTAACTTTAGGATCTTCTTCACCAGCAGCTTTACGCATTTCATATTCTTCACGCATATCACGGATTTCTTTCAATGCTGGGCCAAAACGGCGTTCTGCAACTGCTTTGATACCATCATCTAAATCCTCCATGAGTTCTTCTTGTGCTTTCTTAGTTACATCTTCTTTACCAGAAGGAACTAATTGAGATAAATCAACAGAAACCATATTGTTTGGATCAAATGCTGGAGCACTTGCACGTGTAGGTTCTTCTGCTGTTGCAGTAGTTTCTTTTTCTTTGGAAGCTTCTTCTGCAAATTTTTCATTCATCAAATCGTTTAGATTGATTTTTTCTTCAGACATTTATGGTTCCTCCAATTATTGCTCTTGATCTAGAGCTATCATTTTTAAAGTCACTTTATCACGATCAAAGTAATATCTAAATTGGGCAGAATTTATTTTCAAGTCCATTACCATTACATTCTGATCAGTAATATTTACATCCATATCGACAACTGCAGTTGGATCTATATAGTCTTTGATCTGATTTTTAACTTCATTAACAAAAGTATCTAACTTATCCGACTGCATATATCTATATTTACTTATTAATCCAACACCCATTTTAGGTGAATGAGTGATTGTACCTGGTTCTAATAAAATTAGACGCATAATTAGCGTTCCTAAAGCATTAAAGTTTTTATAGTCTAAAGGCGTACCATATGCATTTACGTCTAATGTATATTCTTTTAAAGAAACTGGATTTTCTTTTGTCTTGGCAGTTTTTAATACGATTTCTTCAGCCATAAACAGTCTCCTTTCTTTGAATATTTAGCAATTACTATAAAGTTCAGGCGTTAAAAATATACATATTAACCCATTTTCAACATAGCATTAAATTTACATATGCCTAATAAAAGGAGGAATATGGATGTCAAGTAATAGAAAAATTAGCTGTCCTTTTTGTACTAGAAAAGAGCAAAAAGAAAGACTAATTCGACATATTGAACGAAACCATAAAGAACTAATACCAGAAGGATACGATGCTGAACGTCTATTATTCGATAAGACGCATCCAGACTCTGGTAAATGTATAGTATGTGGAAATCCAGCTCAATGGAATCCTAAGACTGGTAAATATACAAGACTTTGCACTAATCCTAGATGTAAAGAAGCTTTACGTGAAAAATTCAAGAAGAATATGCTTAAAGTATATGGTAAAGTAAGTCTTCTTGATGATCCAGAACAACAACAAAAGATGTTAGCTAATCGTAGTATTAGTGGTAAGTATAAATATAGTGATGGTACTATATTTACATATACTGGTAGCTATGAATTAGAAGCTATTAAATTTATGGATGAAGTTCTTCATTGTAAGAGTGAAGATATTATAATGCCTGGACCAGTTATCGAATATAAGGATAAAAATGGTATTACTAGACAGTGGATAACTGATATTTACTACGTTCCTTATAATTTGATCATAGAAGTCAAAGATGGTGGAGATAATCCTAATAACCGTCAAATGACTGAATATAGAGATAAACAAATCTCTAAAGAAGCTGCATTAATTAAGCTTGGTCAATATAATTATCTAAGATTGACTAATAATAACTTTGTACAACTTATGGAAACTCTAGCTTTACTTAAAGATCAAGAAATCAATCCGTCTGATGGATCTGATCTTAATAAAATCATTAGAATTAATGAATCTGTATTATCCGAAAGTGTAAATTCAGATGCATATAATATGCAATCATCCAATTTAGGATTATTCATCAATATGGAAGAATTCGAAGAAGATACAGATAAAGGCCAATTAATCTTCGGAGTTAACAATACGGATATACTTTCCACTCTTAAACAGCTTAGAAATTATAAAGAATATGAAAACCTTAGAGCTATCGATTTTAGTCAAATTTATAGTTTTGCTAAAGGAGAAAAATATCAATCAGTTCATAGCGATTTAGGTGATGATAATGAAGGTGATTGGTTAATAGAACAATATTTGGATTTATATTATGATGGAGATTATAGTATCTTTATTACCTCAAATAGTGATTATAAAAAATACCAAGAATCTGATGATGTTACGGATATATATCCAATATTAGAAGATATGATTGATATATGTATGCATCATAAGGGATTCATACTATTCATTTCTTATAAATTATATTTTCATATATTAAATATTTATAA